GTTGGACTCAGTGGCAATGCGCTCTACTCAAGACGACGTGCGAGCAAGCCAGCGAGAGATGGCTTCAGTTAAGTCAACTCTAAGTAAGAAAGAAGGCCGCGCTAAGATCAAGCGTGATTTTTTTGCGCTGTTCGGTACAGACCTAAACCCATACATGAGGGGACTCATACGGAGTACGTTAGGTGTGCTACCTAACTCGGCGGTGTTTGATGACATCGCTGCTAAAATTCCTTACGCAAAAGAACTCGGTGCTGCAATACTAGAGCAGCGAGGTTTGCTGACTGAATCAGAAAGAACAGTTAAAGAAGCACTTGATCCGATTGTACGTTGGGCATCTAAAGCGTCTAAGAACACAATGGACACGTTCAACAATCTTGTCTACGACAGCACCATTGATGAAGTAGACCCGTCAATATCGTTGAAAGAAGCCGAGTCTAGGTACCGTAAACAGTTTGTAGAAGGTACAGAAGGTACAGAGCAACAGCAGCTAAAAATAGATCGGTATAAAGAATTACGTAGGTTCTATGACAGTAAAGAACTGGGTGCCGAAGGTAGACGAGCGTATAACGAATTACGTGATCTATACAAAAGCATAAATGTTCAGCTACGTGATTCTTTGCTGGGGCGAATAGACGGGTTGGATGTAGACGATAGCGTTAAGAGCAGCCTTAAAAACGATCTGTTTGCTAGGTTATTGGAAGCCGCTAACGTCGAACCTTACTTCCCTCTAACACGTAAGGGTAAATACTGGCTGTCAATAGACAACCCGGCAGACGGTGAAACCGCTGTCATAACGTACGAGAGTTTAGGGGATCGTAACTTAGCCAGAGATCAGTTTAGGGACGAGGGCTACACGGTTGAATCTATCGACCCTGACAATATGAAGAAGTATGTAACTGATAAAGCTCCTTCTGGCGCATTTATCGGTAAAATTTTAGGTACGTTAAACGATAAGAAAATACCAGACTCAACGCGAGAGCAGATTGCTAGACTTTACATTGAGTCACTCCCTGAATCTTCTTTCACTAAGTCATTGCTAAAACGTAAGAAAAGAATCGGCTATGACATGGATGCGATTGAAGCTGCTAGAAGTAAAGCATACGACCTGTCTCGGCAAGCGGCGCGGATTCGCGGTAGTAATAAGATACAAAACGCAGTCGATAAACTAAACGAAGTCTCTAAGGCACGTAAAGAAGTGCAGAACGACCGCGACAAGGCCGTTATTGAGGAAATGATTGATCGTGCCAACTTTGCGATAAGCCCTCCTACAGACACATATGCTAAAAATGCCAACCGTATAGCGTTTTTGTGGACTATCGGTTTTAACGCATCATCTGCACTGGTCAACTTATCGCAGGTGCCTTTGTTTGCATACCCTATGTTGGCAGGTAAGTACGGATACAAGGGAGCGTGGGACGCTGTAACTGGTGCACAGAAGTTGTTTATAGGTTCTTACGTACCACACCCTAAAAATAGCTTTTCTAATGACCCCGAAACAAACAAGAAGTTTAGTGAGAAATACACTGTTCCATCACTAGACAATTACTACACACGCACCATTGATGGCAATGGCAACATAAGCTACTCCGTGCGAACTGATCTAAACTTAGATGATAAAAAAGCAGAAGAACTGGAGCGTATAAAGCCTCTAATAGAGCTTGCCGCTAAACGCGGGGAACTAAACTCGTCTTTCTTGGCAGAAACTTTGAGTGTGGATCAGTCAGGCCGAGAAACAACTTTCAAGGACAAGGTGACTAATTGGTCTGCGGTAATGTTTCACAACGCAGAAGTTATGAACCGGCAAACTACGATGGTTGCTGCGTATGACCTTGCGCTAGGCAAGATAACTAATGGTAAGCCCGACAGTGCTACGTCAGCACAGAAGCAGGAAGCGGCAGAAGAAGCCCTGCACCAGACTCAGCAGATCAACGGTGGGGCTACATTAGAAACTGGCCCTCGTTATGCTCGTGAAGGTATTGGGCGCGTAGCTCTTATGTACAAGAGTTATGGCATTCAGATGTACTACACGATGCTGAAGACCGCTAAACAGATGGTGGATGCTCAATTCGCAGGGGATACGGAACTGCGAAACCAAGCGTTCAAACAACTGGCTGGCATACATCTATCAGCACTGTTCTTCGCAGGTGTGCAGGGTCTGCCGCTGTACGGTGCAGTGTCTATGATCTACGACATGCTTCAAGAGGATTATGAAGAGGATGCTGATGAAGCGTTACGTAGTTACCTAGATAACGATGTGCTGTATAAAGGCTTAATATCTGAGGCGACAGGGTTAGATGTATCGCAGCGCGTTAAGCTCACTGATCTACTATTTGAGGCTGATAGGTTTAACAGTGACCCATCCCCAGAAGAATCGTTTATGCACATATTCGGTGGCCCTGCATGGAGCGTAACTTCCAGAGCCATAGAAGGTCTTGACGAAATACGTAACGGTGAGATAGAGCGAGGTTCGGAAGCCATGATGCCGGGCGCTATACGTAATTTGTATAAAGCTGTTATACGGTACCCACGAGACGAAGGTATCCTCACACGCCGTGGCGATCCAATTTACGACGACATAACCAGCGGCGATATGCTCACGCAATTCTTGGGTTTCCCACCTGTTGGGTACACTCGTAAGATAGAAGAAACGTCGGCAGCTAAAGGCATGGAGTCTGCTGCACGAGAAAGACGTAGCAAGCTGTTGAAACGATACTACGTAGCTACAAGGTTCGGTGATTCTGACGCAGCCAAAGAAGCACTACAAGAGATGGACGAGTTCAACCGCACAAACATTGTAACTAGACGCGATCCTTCTTTACGTATAACAAGTGACACCATTAATAGATCCATGCGTAGGCACATGGCTACTACCGTCAAGATGCACAACGGCGTGCTGTTATCGCCGTATATGAAGCGTGCAGTAGAAGACGTAGGGTTCTTATAGTGAAACCCCTCGCCGCAGGAAGGGGGGTCTACGACGAGGGGTTGGAGTGAGATAAGACCGATGGAAGGAGACCGCCTGACCTTATCGGAGCGGATCGTACCACATAGGATCACGTTGTCCAATCATGACCATAAAGTTCCATAAAGTTCCATAAATTTCCGTAACCCTCCGTAAACTATAAAATACGCCACACACGTACCCCTAACATGTTACTCTGAAGAAGACTCTGCGCCCTAACATCCCACCCCATCTGGTCAACGCATATATCTTTAACCTGTTGCAGTGCCTTGTCGGTATTGATGCACGGTATGAACACCGAGCTGCCAACCACCATAGAAGGCCAATCGACTACAATACGTACCCCGTCAGGGTTCAGATCATCTAGTTTCAGTACCGTGTCAGTCACGTTCAGGCCGCATCATTATCTTACCGCCTACCATGTAGTACCGCCGTGCTACGTTATGTACAGTGCTAAGGTGCACTCCCATTTGACGAGCTATCGTAGGTCGCCTTATTCGGTCTTCTAATAGACTCAGTATCTGCCGCCGCTTCACGTCGCTTATTGGTGGACTTCGTTGCGCCTCATCTAGCAAGGGGCGCTCTACTTGCGGTTTTGTTTTAGCTACCTCTTGTGCGCGGATAGCGGCCATAAATGTTTTACTCATAATTACCCAATTTCGGATGGCGTAGGCCACGTAGTGCGGCTAATTAGCCGTTTGACTTCCAACCTGTCGCCCCCCACTGCGACTACTATTTGCTTTAGTGGGGTGCCTACAGACTGTAGTTGCCACACTTTTCGTTTTTGCTCGTGCGAAAAAATATCTGTTTCCACCTTGGCTAGTCGTGCGTCAAGGTAGCTATTCTGCATCTTTTCCTGTGCCTTTATCGCTTGCAGGAACATTGTCATATAGGTTGTCCTCTTCTTTTATGTCTGTTGGTGAGTCATCAAACGTATTACATGGAACGGCAATAACGCTGCTAGGCGGTAGTCTATAGTTGGTGCCTTTACCTAGTCGTATCTTCGTACGTTTAGCACCCAGCTTATTTACTAGGTCATCAATAAAAGATGAATAGTTTATCTGCTGCCGCCCACACCATGCTTTTAGTGGTGCAGGTACAAGGTAGGCTCGCTTTAGGTCTGTCTCGTATCGCGCTATCAACTTACCCCGTGGCAGTGCGTCAGGTATTACTATGCTGTCTAACCCGTTACTGCTCTGTTTACGCAAATCATCCGTGCTCTTAATCATCAAGATGTTACTGAAGTTGTCATTCATGTAGTCATTAAGTGTCTGTTCTACAGATACGCCCATATCGCTCACCGATTTCAAATTAGTTTTAAGTAGCTGAATTACCCAATCAGTTAGTTTTGGCACGTCGTAATCCACTAGCCCCAGTTCTTTAGCTATAATTGCTCCACTCATGGTGCAAGCAGCCCCCGCTGACCAGAACCTGTTTTCGGGAGTCAACCCTGCCGCCTTGTCTATCTCTAGCTGCGTGTCACGAACCAGCTTTTTCACTTTGGCCAAGTTCTGCATGACGTACTGGATGTACACCACCCCTGCATGACCGTAATGATTGTCTAGCTGTTCCTCGAAGTGGTCAGTCATCTCCTTTTGTTTGGTCTCGGTAAATATCTGCTTCGCCCTAATCTCCATGATCC